GACGAACCAACATTTACAGATTTAGAACCAAGAACTGCAGGTACATCTGGAGACGGATATATTTGGAAATACTTATATAGTATAAAACCAGCAGATTTAGTTAAATTTGATGCCACTGATTTTATGCCAGTTCCTTTAAACTGGGGAGATAATGCTGCAGATGCCTCTGTAAAAAATAATGCTACAGACGGTGGTATAAAAATTGTTGTTGTTAAAAACAGAGGAACTGGTATAGGAACTGCTAACCAAACTTATACTAGAGTTCCTATTAAAGGTGATGGATTCAATGCAGAGTGCACCGTTGTTGTAAACAATGATGCTCAAATAGAAAGTGTCACGGTATCTAATGAAGGATTTGGATATACATATGGTAATGTTGATTTAGCTGCTGGATCTGTTCCAACACCAACATCTCCACCAACTCTTGATGTTATTATTCCACCACCAGGTGGTCATGGTGCAGATATCTATAGAGAATTGGGTGCAACTAATGCTTTGCTTTATGCAAGAATTGAAAATGATGCAGAAAACCCAGACTTTATAACAGGAAACCAAATTGCTAGAATTGGTATCATAGAAAATCCTAAAGCATTTGGGTCAGATCAATTACTCACACTAGATAAAGCAAGTGCTGCATATGGATTGAGATTATCAGGAACTGGATACAGTTCTGTAACATTTACTCCTGATAGTTTAATTCAACAAACTGTAGGAACAGGTGTCACTGCCTATGGAAAGGTAATTGCTTATGATCAGACCACTGGTGTTTTAAAATACTGGCAAGATAGAACGATTGCTGGTTTTAATACTGTGGGAACAGCACAAACAGCGACTGCAGCAATCTATGGTTATAACACAACAAGATTTACTGCTGATCCAGATAGTGGTGGTAATGTAACTATTGTTGGTGGTAGTTCTAACTTATCAATTAGCACTACATTTACAGGTCT